TACGGTTGTCGCAATTGGGGTAGGTGTTGTAGTCGAAGTCGGTACGGTTGTCGCAATTGGGGTAGGTGTTGTAGTCGAAGTCGGTACTACAGCCGAAGTTAGTTGATCTTGTGTTTGTTTGCGAGGTCTTCCGCGTTTATTTTTTTGTTTCTCTTGGTTTTCTAGTGTATCCACAATCAATGTTCCACTATCAATCCGATCTTTTTCGACGATCCTCAATCTTAAAATATTACTTGCCATTATCAATTAACGACATTAATTAGTAAACACTTAAATAATTATTTAAAAAAATTGATACATATATTAAATACGGTCAGACTTGTAAATTATCTTAATGTCGCAACACAAAGGTAAATTACACGTGATCACTGGTCCCATGTTTTCTGGCAAATGTTTGGGGATCCACACACCCATATTAATGTATGATGGACATATCAAAACAGTAGAAAATTTAGTTGTTGGCGATCAATTGATGGGTGATGACTCGACACCTCGAACTATTTTAAGTACGTCTCAAGGATTCGGACTATTATATCAGGTAACCTCAAGTAAAGGAGATCCTTATACAGTCAATCAACATCATCTACTATCCCTAGTTCATGATGGACAAGTGGTCGACATCTCAGTTCAACAATATCTAACTCAACTCGATAGTTCATCTTACACGGATTATCGAGTTGGTGTCGAGTTCCCCAATCAACCAGTAATCTGTGATCCATATGTGTATGGGGTATTTTTGGGGGATTGTCCGATTCCGAGCGATTATCTGGTTAATTCTCGGATCAATCGTCTCCTCTTGTTAGCAGGACTGATCGACACCAATGGGTATTGGGATAATGTTAAGAGAGAATATGAAATCATTCCAGCAAATAATGAAGTGGTTAATCAGATCGTATTTTTAGTCAGATCGTTGGGAATGGTAGCATTAATTGATCGCACGGGTGTTCATCGTAAAATTCGCATCACTGGTCCGAATCTACATGAAATTCCATGCCAAATTGATTACAAATGTGCCTCGCGCGAGAATGGCACCGCCTCACGAAGTACAATTACCATTCAACCCGAGAGTGAAGGACAATATTACGGGTTTACACTGGACGGTAATGGTAGGTTTTTATTGGGTGATTTCACGGTTACCCATAACTCTGGAGAATTACAACGTCAAGTCAAGCGAATGGCATTGGCTGGGAAGAAATGGTTAATTATTAAACATGCCAATGATACCAGATATGGTAAACCTAATGACTGTTGTACGCACGATTTAAAGACAATGCCCGCGATTGCAACTAGGGATTTATGTGATGTGCTTGAGAACTGTCGAGCGGTTGATGTAGTTGGTATTGATGAAGGGCAGTTCTTCCCTGATATTGTCGAGTTTGTTGACCAATTAGTGGACCAATTAGGTAAGATTGTGATTGTGGCTGCACTTGATGGTACTTATGAAGGCAAGGCATTCGGACGAATCCATGAGTTATTACATCGCAGTGAGCAGTTCGTAAAATTATCTGCGGTTTGTCGTGACTGTGGAGAAGATGCTTCATTTACTATAAGACGAACCGATTTCGTTGATAAAAAGAATATTGTGGAAGTCGTTGGTGCCGAAGAATTATATGAATCGGTGTGTCGTGAATGTCGTGATAAACGAAAGTATGTGATCTAACGACGAACTAGCTCGAGCGTGGATGGATGAAAAGAAGAGACATGACGCCTATAGTCGTGTAACGATCTTGACTGGTCATGTAACTCCGCAAGGAGTTAATGGATTGGGAAACCCAAGGTCGCAGTAGTTCTTAGTGTGGTGTTTGGATTTATTATCATGAAAATTAATTTTCGTGAAAATAATTTCCAGACACTCTCTAAAAATTGATCAGTTACATTTTAATATTATCCATTTGAATTTATCATTGGAATGGATAAGGACAGTGAAATTGCCTCGCAAATTTTATTGTTAGTTGATCACCTAGAGCCAAATGTCTCTAATCAACTAAAGTTAATTATCGTCACTTGCAAAACTTATTTGGACTGTAATCTCAATCTAGTATTGATTGCTAAAAGATTGGCTTTAGATGATAAAGTAGTTGGCAAAAAATTATTGGGGGTCATCGAAGAGGGTCAGATTAAAACCAAATCAAAAAACCCTAGAAATAAGAAAAACGCAAAAATTAAGAAAAAATCATTCCGTAAAGATTTCTCAAATCAGTGCACAGTCATCGTCATGGTTCCTGATCGCAAACTCAATTTAAAAATCTTCGGAAACGGTAAAATCGTGATCACTGGGGGGTTATCCAAAGAAGATGGGTATCGTGCCGTTAGTATATTAAAAGATCGAATCAGGAATCTAGAAGATGTTTATCAAATTACCCAAGGTACTCAATTGAGCGACCATTTTGACACGACCCATTCATATTTGAAGTATATCAATAAAAATTATTTGGTGTTTCTCAAACTATTCTCCCTGTATGGGATCAATATTAATTTACGATTGGACTTGATTCTCAACAAAAAATTTGTTGAGCAATACACATGTAGTTGTGGACCTTGTGACCCTATAAAAGGTGATTTATTACATTGTGAGATGCCTTCAGATTTGGATAACTATGTCCGAATGATCCAGACCTTCAACATTTGTCACCTATATTTCCCCAACGATGCTCTATTGGAAGCGTTAAACCGACCAGATCATTTTATCCATTCAATTATTGGTAAATTGTACGATGTTCAGCCAGTTACCTTACCATTGACGTTCGATTTGAATGCGTTCGGTCGTGAATTCATAGTGACGGTGGAAAACTATAATACCATGTGTAATAGTGGTTTCCAAATCAATCGAGAAGTATTTACGCGGATTTTGAACGACGTTTACAAGAAGCGAGGACTGATCTCTTCTGCTAAATTTGAGCCCAGTAATTATCAGGGAATTAATGCCAAGTATATCAGTCGAATCCATTGTTCTCCACAGTGTACTTCCTTGGGTAAAAAGAAAAACACCAAGTGTCGATGCAAAGAAATTTCCTTCCTAATTTTTCAAGAAGGAAATATTATTATTACTGGGGGACGTTCATGGGAGCAGATTACTGATGGTTACAAAGTAATTATGGATATCTTGAAGGATGAATACGGTACTATAGCAGTCACCAACAAACCATTGTTACACAACACGGATGACCTACCATCACAAATCTTCGATTCAGCGCCAGATGGAACCCAATTAGTCTATCTCAATAAGAGGAAACAAATTACAGAAAACCCACGTAATGTTTTCCTATTGAAGAAACTTGGTATTTTTAAGGATTATCTGTAGTTAGATTCCAATCGATCTGTTTGAACTTAATGGCCGCGTCCAATCCGATTTGTTTGAAATAAGTAATCACTATCATCCCCAAGTAGTACAATCGATCGAAATATAATCGTGGATTAAACGGTTCACTACGACTTTGATAGGCCACGATAACCAATCCGAGACAAATAACAATCACCAATGTTGTTATTAAATTCATTTATGTTATATTATATATATGTAAATTAAGTTTTCAATTTAATTTTATCAATTGCCGAAAGGTTACCTTCCGATCGACCTATCTGGGCGGTTTGGTAGACTGGTGAGTGAGCGGTATGGTAGATACTCTCCTAAACGGATCGTTACAATTTGATTGAGATCAACTAATTGTAAATGAATGTGTGGTTTAAGCAGGACAGTTCCTTGTTTGACATAGTATTCTGATGGATGTGTTACTTTGATGGTAAAATCTCCATTCCGATTGGCTTCAACCACTCCTTGATTTGATGTCTGTTCGTAGGCTACTTCGGCATTAGGATACGGTAAACCAGATCCTGAATACGAATAATTCCTCCAAATTGGGTTAGCGGCCCAATATTTAATAGTGTGGTTGTTAGGTGTGGTCGCATTGATGACGAATGTATCGGTCTCGATCTCATAGATAACAGTTCCACGAATGGTAGGACCTGCGAAATTTAAAGATGTAGAATCACCCGTGTAATTGATCCTATTATATGACATTTTATATATTATAATTAAATAAATTAAATTTCGCGATCAAATTAAAAACTTCAGTTTCGCTTAACAAGTCGCACAAAATGTAAGTATTAAGAAACGACGTAAATGTATATCTTCTACATCCCTAGCATATCACCGACTGTTAATAAACGGATACTTGTGTGCACAAGAGTGTTCGTTTGATTCGTCCCTAGAAAATGTCTAGATGTCATTTGGGAAATAAAGTCAGTTTGAGTTAATGGATTACGATGTAAAATCTTAGCAAGATAGGCATAACTAAACGGTGATTCACCAACGCATGGAATCATGCACTCGTAAATCATGTGGATAAAGTAAGGAACTATTGCTTTGTTCTTCACACATCACATCAAGATAGTACGAACCATCTGGGTTTCTTGATAAACCCATTGGAAATGTGTTATCCCAACCCATACCAATGAGTTCACTCATGTGACGCAATCTCAATTCTTTCATTTTATCCTTAATAACCTTATTGACTGCATCAACAAGTTCTTTAATTGTTACTGGACCTTGTAGTTGAATTGTCAATGTTTGAACATACCCCTCAAGTTCCTCTTCATTCTCATCCGCGTCTTTGTCATAATAGTCTGTTTCAATGTGTATTGTCACCTTCCCCTTATGGGGTAAGACGATGGCGTTGGGATCAAGTCCATTGTGGATCGAATGGTAATTTCCAGACATAATCATACATGCCAGTTTGATCAGAAAGTGGCAATTCGATGTAGTTTTGTTTCATATGACGTTGGCGTTCCAACTCTTGTTTCATTCAAGCGGCCAATCGACGATTGGTTTATGCGAGTTTTGCGATGGATTTTGGATCCATGCATTTAGATATTTTTCGAAGGATATGACTAGGTTGTTCTGACAAATAGTCTGGCATTTGTACTTCATCTTTACCGACACATATGTGTTCCATCGTTTATATATATACATATGTAAACCTAACTGAGGTAAGAAAACCGTGGTTACTAGAGATAGGTAAACTATTACTAGAGATAGGTAAACTATTACTAGAGATAGGTGAACTATTACTAGAGATAGGTGAACTATTACTAGAGATAGGTGAACTATTACTAGAGATAGGTGAACACAAATTTATTTATTGGCATTGAGCCAAATCCATTTATCATATTCTTTCCAATAATCGACATGTTGATTGGGATCTGGTAAATAATATGATCCACAACTTACGCATCCGTTCTTCATGTCGTAATATTTACGATTAATTTCTTGTAATGTAATCGCGTTATTGGTCAGTAACATTTTGAGATCATAACTGTTATTGATCCAATTTTGTTTGAGAATTAAATCATGTACTAGACAACTGGGGCGATAATCAGTAAACTGACGTCCGTCAGACATCAGAGGCGGACAATCTTGGTTTCCGAGTGCATTATTCATTTATATATACTATTATACAATTTTATTTACGTAATTTTATGGTGAATTTCGGCAACGAGATTTTATGTTCTATATTTTTGACATTAATCACTGGTGTTGATTGGGGTTGAATCACTGGTGTTGATTGGGACGAGACTTCTTTGAGAACATCTGGAACCGTTTGAGACTGGATATCTGGAAGTTGTTGGGTTTGAATTTCTTGGTGATGTTGAGACTGGATATCTGTAATTTGTAGGGTTTGAATTTCTTGGTGATGTTGAGACTGGATATCTGGAAGTGATTGAGGTTGGGGCTGGATCTCTTGGTTGGATTGAGACTGAACCCCTTGGTTGGATTGAGACTGGACATCTAGAGATGGTTGTGAATGAATCTCTTGTTTGGATTGTGACTGTATATCTGGAAGTGGTTTGGTTTGTATCTCTTGGTTGGATTTCGACATTGACTGGGCATCTGACATTGACTGGGCATCTGACATTGACTGGGCATCTGACATTGACTGGGCATCTG